CGTCTCGGGGTCAATTTGATCAATTCCCGCCAAGACGGGACCTGCCTCTGCGAGTTCGACGTCGCCCACAATCTTTTCGACAGCAGGAAGCTTGTCGATCAAGATGTTGGCTACGTGCTCATCCACAGTACCTTCTGCAATGATGTAGTAGATGATTACGGACCTCTTCTGACCCAGACGGCAGAAGCGCCCTTCCCACTGCCGAAGCTGGCCGGGATCGTAGGGAAGCATCACAAAGAGAGCGGCGTCGGTGTCGTGGATGTTGAGAGATTCACCGAATGCCGCGCCCGTGCCGACCAGAACGCACGGGCCTGGATGAGCCATGTAGTCGTCGATGATATCCTGGCGCGCCTTGGTAGAAGTCTCTCCGTGAGCCGACCAGACCTGCGCGTTGTGGTGCTTCACGGCCTGGTTTGCCCGCACCTCGTCTCCGAGCTTATCGCAGTCCGCCTTACGCCCCGTAAAAACAACTACTTTCTGCCCAGACTCGACGTGGCTCTCGATCAACGACAGTACGGACTTCCTCTTCATGCTCGCAGAGCGCGCCAACTGTGCTTCCAGGATGGCGCCAGGCCCTCGCTTGGCTGCTTCCTTGAGCTGAGCCGCGAATCCAGCAGAGGGCTTGCACTGCTCTTCTGGCGGGATGTAGACAGACTGCCTTCTCTTCGGCGGCAAGCCTCTGTGGGTCTGACGGTAGTCGAGCACATGCGCCACATGAGCGATGCGTGCGTTGAGCTCTTCGATGTTGCTCTGGCCCGTCGTGTCAAAGCCGCCGTAGATACCGGGCTTTCTGTCGCAGTAGCGATCTTGCCACGCCGTTGTGCTGCCCCAGGCGTTTGGCTCGACGAGATCGAGCTGAGCGTAAAGATCGCGAACACGGTCCTTGATGGGAGTAGCTGTCGTAGCGATGCGTTTTTTGGCGTACCGAGCCACGTTGGCAGCAGATGTCGCCAAGGAGACGTGAGGTACGAACATCTTCCTGCCGTCTTCCGTGTCCTTGATGAAGCCGTCCTTCTGCTTCGCGAGGTCTTGGTCCTGCTTGATCTGCTTGTTGCGCTCAGCCTCGTTCTCACTCAAGTCGGGCAAGGAGATAACGTCAAAGCGCTTCGAATTCTTCGCACGGTGAGCCTCGTCGCAGATCATCGGACCGATGCCTGCCTCGATAAGGACTTTTTCGTTGATGACGAGGTTCTCCCAACCGCACACGATCACAGCCCTTCGCTGTTCTCTTTTGCACTCCTCGAGATAGTCTTCGAGCTTCTTCGAGTTCTTCCTCAACTGGGAGGAAGGACGAACGACATAGGCCCTGAGGTTGGTGAAGCGCTCGACTTCACGGGCGTACTGAATGCGGCTGGCTGCTCGGGTCAAGATGAGCATCGTTCCAGGCTGAGATAGACCGCACACGATGCCAGTCAAGGTCTTCCCAGCTCCCGTTGAGTGCCAGAAGTGAACTCCCGACAAGCCCCATCCGAACGACAGCGCCTCCCACTGGTAGGCGGTCAAGAAGTCCTCGATAACAAAGTCCTTGACTTCTCCTGCCTTCTTCAGCTCCGCAAAAATCTCATCTTTGGGCGTGGGCCGCTTGCCCGGCGCCTTCTCCCAGGAAGCTGACCTGATTTCAATGTCGTGATCTGCGCAAATCTGTTCAACAGCCTCAACAGCATTCATCGGAACGAGCCAGTAATGCCGCTTATCTTTGACGCCCGGAACCTTGAGCAAGGCTGCAATGAAGTCGGGCGTTGTGCTGAGATTGGTCGAGAAGTTCAGTCTTACAGTAGGGGCAAGTACATCCCAGAGGTTCATTCGAGCGCTCCATTGACAACTGGCACTCGATAACAGCGCAGCGCGCTCAACGTCAACTCAGTCTTATGCCTTTTCTACTTGACTTTCATCCACTACGAAGAATCTGTCCTTGGCCTCGGACTGAAACTTTATTTCGTACTTGGGTGCGCCTTCTCGGGGAGGCAGTATCACTCTGACCACTTCTCCTGCGCGAGGGCTGCCTTGCCGCTTCACCCTCTCTCCGACTTTGAACTTGGTCTCAATTTGAGGCTGAGGCGCGTCTTCTTTCGGTCCGCCAGACGACTTGGGTACGCTTTCTTGCTCACTCTCTATGCCAAACATGTTTTCGAGTGAAGTAAGCAGTGCCCGGTGACGGGCAACAAGCTCTTGCTTCTGCCTCTTGTTCTCTTCGAGCTTTTTGTTTAGGCCCCTTCTCTTCTTCTCGGAATCAGCCGTTTGCTGCTTTCTGGCGGCTATCTTCTTCAAGCCTTCTTCGAGCTTGTAGCCTTCTTGGATGAGATGTGCTGCGAGCCGCTGGTTCGCTTCCATCTCCGCTTGCGGCCCGTAGCCCACTTGCGGCTCGATGAACCTGGGCAGCATTCTGCCTTTGCCGGCCGGAACGAGCGTTTTCTCGAAAGACACAGCCGCGATGGGGTAGTTCTCTGAGGTCTTTGCTTTGTTCGGGAACTTGACTCGAACGGAGACGGAATCGTGGGGTCTACCTTGAGGGCGTACTACGTTGATCCCGTGTGCTTGTTCGATCAGCCTCCGAGCTTCACGAAGAGCTTTTCTTCTCGTTCGATCTACTCCAGGTGAATCAAGCTCTTTGCCGAGCTTCCGGTAGACCGATCGAGCTTTGCTGACGTCTCTTTTCAGTCCCTCTTTCGCAAGCCACAGCGCAAGCGAGCTGCTTCTTCCTGCCACATTTTCTGCGTATTCTTCTTCCGCAGCCGCTTCGATTGCTTCTGCCGCTTCTTTTTCTACTTCGCTGCTGATGTCCTCCTCGTCGTCGTCGTCAAATCCGAAGCCCATCGGTCACCGCATTTGAGCTACGTGTGAGCTCGCTATCGGATGGTTGTTGGTGACGCTGTGCCTCGACACGATCGTAGTCGAGAACGACTTCGCATTTTCCCTCAACTGCCCCAAGATGCGCGATACCGCCGGCACCGTGTTTGATGCCACAACAGCGATGCGGGGCTGATTTACAGAAGATACGTTTTCTTGCGTTACAACGCCTGCAATCTCTTCCGACAGCTGCGCCATCCGTAAAATCTCTTTGGCGTCGCTTTCAGGGAGAGAAGTAACGACAAAAACACTGCCCTTCTGCCTCATGTCTCTCAGGTAAGACAGAGTGCGCGGGCGAACGATCAGAGAATACTTTTTGTTGTTTAGCCTAACGGTCCTGTTGCGCCTCAACTGCTCGAGCGTGTTCTCGTAGCTGGTCAGCAGTGATGAAGACAATCCGCTCCCGCTGGTCGAGCGACTGTTGTTCATGTCAGCTCTGCGCTGATTGATCAACTCCCTGATGTGCACAGCCGGGTCGATTTCGTTGTGCTCGCCGCTCACAGATTCTGACCAAGGCAGCAAAGAGACCAAAACTTCTTCGAGCTGAACGAACTGGGGCATGCTTTTGGGATTTTCCGCCGCAAGGGTTTCGTAAGGCAAACCCATCGTGACGCCAAAATCCTCCGCCTCTTGTGAGAGGGTAACCACCTCTGACGCTGTGTCGTCGAACACTTGCATCATCTTCGCGGAAGGCTCTTTTTCGGCCAAAATGCTATTGATGCTGCGACCGTACTTCTTGATAAACTCTTCCCGAGACAGAGGATCGATCTTCTCGTCCTTCTGCTTCGCCCAGAAAGCATGGGCGCGCTTGCTTCTCGCTCTGCTGGGGTAGAGACTTTCGTCAAGGTAAGTCGACATGACGTCGTACAGGAGAGGGCCGTAGCCCTTGGCCGCCACCGCGCTCAGCACAACCCACTTGCCTGAGTTGTTGCTCAAGAAAGCGACCATTGAAGCCACGAGCTTCTCTGCCGCAGAGCCGACAGAGTTGTCCCAGATGTACACGGTCGCAAATGCTCTTGTGTTCGACCGGGTGTCGTCTTGCTCTTCAACGTTCACCCAGGCCTGAATGTCGCTTGACGGCTGAACGATGGGGTTACCACGCACGAACATCACTTCTCTGCTGCGGGGATTTTCCGCGATGTACTTTGTCTTGTGTGAAGGACAGCAAAAATGAACTGGTTCCCCTGATTGAGAGAGAACGCCGTACAACTCAGGGTTGCGAACCGCTACAGGCTTTCCAGAAATAGGGCAAGTCGCGCTCATGCTTAATCATTCTCCGCTTTGATCACGCCTCCGAGCACTCGGCCCCCAGAGCCGCCATTGACTTCGGGCGTGTCTGAATAGTTATCGTAGCCGCCGTGGATGATCAAGGATCTTCCGATAATGTCTGCGGGCACAACTCTGTTCGCTGCGACTGTCTGCAAACAAACACCATTTTTGTTGAAGTGCAGCCTCGGCAAGTCGCCTACATGACCTTTCCCGAAAGGGCCTTGATGGCTCTTGGTGTTGTAGGGATCGTAGTGATCTTTCGCGGCAAGTCCAGAAGTAAACTGACCTTTATTGTTCTTTTCGGGAGCCAAGTTGCCGACTTCGTGGATGTGAAAGCCATACTCGCCGTTCTTGAACTGACTGCAAACAATACCGACGTCGAACAAAGTGCCTTTCGTGTGCAAAGAGTGAACAGGTTTGATGCACACGCAGCCGACCCACTTCAGCATATACTCAGCCGGACAATTCGAGAGAAGGTACATGTTTGCGTAGATTCGCATAGCTCAGTCCGCCCGGCTTTCGACAGCTTTCTTTTTCTCGACTTCGATCAGAACTTCTTGAACCTCTGCCCAGGCCGCTGCTTCAGATTCTGTATGCTCGGTCTGCATAGTAGCTACTCTGACTGTCAGCTCTTCTATGCGCTCTTGCTTCGTCTCAATCTGCGTCACCATGTGCAGCAGCATCAGCAGCCACAACGCAGGAAGAACAAACCACGGCAGAGGAAAGTTGACCAGCTCTTTTGCCATCTCAGTCACGGCCGCACCCCGGACAACGGATGTCGTTTGCTTCGCAGATCAGGCACTTGACTCGCTCGATCTGCTCGATGTTCGCCGCTTCTGTTGCAGAGACCCTCTTCTCCAAGGTCGAGACAGCTTCTTCGAGATCATCGAGCCTGTATTGCATCACAGCCCAAGTCCCGATGACTCCGGTAAAGTTCACCCCCATGCTCACGAGCATAAGAAGTGTCTTTGTGTCTATGCGTTCCATCAAGGCCCCTTGCGGCTTGCAGGAACCGTAATAGCACTGGTCTTTGCTCAGTACGAACAAGGTCGGATCAACCAAGTGCTACAGCGTCAATCACCTTCTTCCTTGCCTGCTGCTTGCACCGCCATAACGATCAAGCCGACAACAGTGCCTGCCCCCAAAAACGCGACAGCAGCTCTCTTCTTGTTGTCTTTGCTCGAGAATTTGTAGGCCGCGATGCCACCCACGATCCCGGCCGCTGTCCCTGCGCCGATTGCAGCAGGCAGCGCGTCGATTGGGATGAAGTCAGAAGCAGCGTTGAGCGCGGCCGCTGCTTCCGCGTTGTAGATGACCAAGTTGTTGAACAACGTCGGGTTGAAGTTCACTTCGACGTGATGTTCATCTTTCGTCTTCTTGTAGTCTCCGCCCCACCTCAGCCCCATGGGGCCTACTTTCGCGCGAATGGCTTGAGCTTGCTCGGGCGTGACAGTTCCTGAAGCCCCGAACGGGTGCTTGCTCCAGTTGATATCGACCGCCGTGCCAGACGAGTGATTGCTGAGCTTCCCGGTGCCTTCTTTGCCTTTGATTTCGCGGAAGTTGTGGCCTCCGATCTCAGTCACGGGCTCGATGTTCTTGTCCCACCATTCAGCCACTTCGACAAGACTCGGGCCCGCAGAGCGAGCAAAGTAGACTGTTTTTACGCCAGAAGAAAGAACCACCGAAAACGGGATGACGTCGATAGCAGCTCGGTCCTTTGCGGCGGGCCAGCCGTTCTGTGAGACGCTCATGCTCTGTCCTTCTTCTTGCGTCTTCTCCTTAACGCCAAGAACACGACACCGACTACAGTAGACACTCCCGCAAAGACAATCCCGAGCGTCCGCAGCGGGTGAACTTCGGCGTAGGTCTGCAACACAGGCAGGATGGTTGCATCTTCCGGTATCCAGCGCGTGTAGTTGCTGCCCTCTTTCTTTGCTGTGTAAAAAGCTTTTCTGGGGGCTCCGCTTACACAACCTACAGCCCCAGTCGGGCAGATTCCGACGTGGACGTGACTTGTGTCCGTGTACCAGATCACTTGATCGAGTTCGGGGAATGACTCTTGGTACTGCCACAACCAAGTCGCGAACTCTTTGTTCGACATGGTGTTCGGACTGAGGTCAATCGCGAGCCCCTGCATGTGCTGGCTTGATTTCGCGCCCCCTACGGCTGCGTTCACTGTGGGTGATCTGTATACAGAGTTGATGCGAAATGAGTGCGGGATCTTCGCTAAAAAATCAACCATCAAGTTCAGATTGTTTCTGTGCGCATCGGTTGCCGGCTCATTCGACAACCCTCGCGAACTCGCGGTCGCAGAGACTGTGAGATCGCTGAGCGAGAACATGCTCAGTCCGCCAATACGATAGCGGTAGAATAGTCAGATCTCACAAGGAAGAACGTCGTATGCTTGGTCTTGCCCTTTGTAATCGCAAGCTCGAAGATCATGTCTCCTGGCTTCGCGTTGATGGCGCCGAGCTCTTCAGACTCAACAGTTTCAGGTGCGGCGAGAACTCGGTAAGAAGCAGTCTTCGCCAAGTTGATGTCTGCCTGAGACACACCCAGCTCGGCCAAACGTTTTTTCGCCAGAGCTAAGGCCCTGTCTTTGGTTGCTTCTGCACTACCGTCGGCTGGGTCGAAATACCCTTGACTGTAGGCGTAAACCAAGCCGCTCACACCCAACAGCACGGCCACTCCGAGCAAGACGTGAACAGCAGAAGGGTTTTCCTTCGCCTCTTCTACTTCTTCCTCGATGTAGTACATCACACACCCCGTTGCTTAAGCAGGTAGGCGAAGGTGTCGAGGCGATCGTTGAGGTCGTTCAAGTAGTTCTCGAGACCCGTCGTGCTCTCTGTGTTCGCTGTCGGGAGGAGTGATACGCAGTTGTCGCTCAGCTGCTGCGCCTGCTTGATGAGCTTGTGCAGCGACACAGAAGTTGTCATGTCGGCAGACATAGCTTGCGGATCAACTGCTCCCGTGTAAGCCACGATGCGCTCACCGAGGGCGTCAATCGACTTGTCGATCTTGTCGTAGATTCTCTCGTAGAGGAGGTGATCCCCATAGGAGTTTTGCCCGGCCGCGTTCCAGTGGAGAACCCAGCCCCTCATCTTGATGCTGACGAGGGAACGCAGCAACTTGTGCAGCGCGACAGACAGATCACTCATCTTGCACTCCGGGCTGTGTCCCACACGTTCTTCATCTTGCGAAGAACGCTGAGCTTGAACTGTTGGTCTTGTGCCATCTTGCTTTGCGCGCTGTCGACCTCTAAGCCGTTGTCAACGTATTGACACAGCTTGTCCGGATTCGCGGCCAAGTGCTTCTTGAGTTCTTCGGCTGCTGCCCGCTCTAAGGGCTTTTTCGATTTCAGCATCTTTTCGATGACAGGTGATGCTTTTCGGATCGCGACAGCGAGTTTCTCCTCGTCTGTCATCTCACCACGAAGCGAAGTCATCGACTTGTACGGATTGTACGCCATGGTTCTCAGTCTTCTCCTCTGACTGTTTTGGCAGTCTTCTTTACTTGTTTCACTACCACGCGAAGGGCGACAAGACCCACCACAACGCCCGTTGCGATACCGATGCCCTTCCAAATCCGCACAGAAGTGCAGTAGTTCGGAAGCAAGTTCCCTGGGAAAGTATCTTCGCACTTGGGCGGAGGCGGCTCATTCGCCTCTGTCTTTTCATTTTCTGACTGCTCCGCCTTGACATCAGCTGCCGCCATCGCCTGCCCTTCGTCGGAAGCTCCACGAGATAGAATGCCTTGGACGGAGGCGAAAACAGAATTGGCTCTCGCTTCAGGGTCTTCGTCAGAGGCGTACTGACGCACAGCGTTGAGTGCTGCTGAATAGATGTCTTTTGTCTGATTCGTTCTGTTGATTGCGCCTTCTGTCAATCCTTCTGTTTTACCCTGCTTCGCCCACTTGGACCCCATGTCGAGGAGTCTCTCCCGACCTTGGCTATCGCTGGAACAAGCTCTTCCTGCAACGCCCAACCAATATGCTGACTTCAGGCGAGCTCCTGCTTCTGTGGCTGAGGGCCTTTCCATTTCAGCCTTCGCCGACAACTGGTTGATGTTTTTTAGGGGGCCAGCGTACGAATTCCACAACCAAGGATCTGCCATGTCTATTGCGTGACTGTACCAAATTTCTGTGTTCGGCTCGATTTGAGTCTTTCCGGCAACCGCAGCAGAAGACAAGGCAGATAGCTTAGACAAAACATTCATGGCAGTAAAAAATCCGTAGTTTCCTCTTGTACTGTATACAGGGTAGCCTTCAACTCCAGCCGAATAAATCGACGGCTGGAATACAGCGAAGCTTCTTTCGCGGAAGTTCTGAGGTTTGGTCACGGAAGCCTCGGGCTGTTGGCGCAGGTTCAGGAACGCTTTGACAAGAACCACAGAGCTGCGCCAACTGCAACAGCTGCTGCTGCCATCAGGGGCGTGTTGCTGCTCTTCTTTTCGGGTTCTTCCTCTTCGTACTCGTACTCGTCTTCGTCTTCTGGCACCAGAACGTCAGCCGGAACTGCTTGAGCGACGGGAAGTTCCGGAACAACAGCTTGAGCCGGAGGAAGTGTCGGAACGACTGCTTGGGCTGACGGAACAGGCTCCACAAAGGTCACGTTGACAGTTCTGCCTTGCACGGGAGTGACGTCCTGTGAAGTGTCAGGGGCCGGAGCCGGAGCCGGAGCCGGAGCCGGAGCCGGAGCCGGAGCCGGAGCCGGAGCCGGAGCCGGAGCCGGAGCCGGAGCCGGAGCCGGAGCCGGGGCAGGGGCGCTGGTTCCAGACGATGGCGCGAAGCGAGGCAGTGTTGCGCTTGTTGTGCCAGAAGACGCCTGAACGCCGACCAGTTCGGGCGCGTTCGTGGCGCGGAGACTGTCGACAATCTGCTTCATTGTGATGTACTCAGCGTCCGTAGGCTCAGACTGCATCAGCTTCACGAGGAAGTCATTGATTGAAGTTCCGCCTCTGACGCGGACAAGAGCTTGGATCCAATAATCTGCAGATTTCGCGTCGAGGCCGCCGTTGACGATCACAGTCTTGGTAAACTTCGGAATGAGCACGTTCGTGATGGAATCAGCAACGCTGTATCCTACAACCACATCTCTGCCGCCAAAAGAGTAGTAATAGAAATTCTCTTTCCCAGAGTTGCTGTAGTACTCCCATCTTCCTGTTGAGGGATTTTGCAG